AGTGGCACCAGTTAAACCAGTAGCACCAACTGAACCAGTAGCACCTGTTAACCCCGTAACACCAGTAACACCAATTGAACCAGTTGCGCCAGTTGCACCAGTTGCACCAGTTGCACCGGTTAAACCAGTTCCACCAATTGAACCAGTAGCACCAGTAGTACCAGTAACACCCGTTGCACCCGTTGCACCGGTTCTACCAGTTGCACCAGTAGCACCACTAGCACCAGTAGAACCAGTTGCACCACTTGCACCACTTGAACCAGTTGCACCCGTTGCACCGGTTCTACCAGTTGCACCACTTGCTCCAGTAACACCAGTAGCACCAGTTGCGCCAGTTCTACCAGTTGCACCAGTTGCACCAGTAGAACCAGTTGCACCAGTAGAACCAGTTGCACCAGTAGAACCAGTTGCACCAGTAGAACCAGTTGCACCAGTAGAACCAGTGACGCCAGTTGCACCAGTTGCACCAGTTGCACCAGTTGCACCAGTTGCACCAGTATCACCGTGAACCCCAGTCGCACCAGTGGCACCAATGGCACCAGTTGCACCAGTAGAACCAGTAACACCAGTTGGTCCTGAAACACCGTTTAAGTTAATATTCCAAATACTTGTAACTGGGAAAGTACCAATAACATCGGTTATGTCAACAATAGTCATTGGACCTCCAGTTGATTTATCATAGGATGAAACAGTACCAATAAAACTATAAGTATTATCGACAGAAGTTACTAAAATTGTATTTCCAGAAGTGTATGCTAATCCAGACGGCACATTTTCTAATGTTGTTGTATTATCAATAATAGTAATTTCTTGGGACGTTAACTGTGCCGAATATTTATCGCCGGGTTCTCCAGTAGCACCAGTAGCACCAGTAGCACCAGTAGCGCCAACTGACCCCATAGCACCAGTAGCACCAGTAGAACCAGTCATACCAGCAGCACCACTACTACCCGTAGAACCAGTAACTCCCGCAGAACCAGTAGCGCCAGTAGCGCCAGTAGCGCCAGTAGCACCAGTTGCGCCAGTTGCACCTACAGAACCCGTGGAACCGATAGCACCAGTAGAGCCGGTAGCACCAGTTCTACCAGTAACACCTATAGAACCAGTAGCACCAGTAGCACCAGTAACACCAGTAACACCAGTAGCACCAGTAGCACCAGTAGAACCGCTAGAACCAGTCGCACCAGTAGTACCAGTAGCACCAGTAAAACCAGTTATACCATTTGTGCCCCGAGGACCAGTTGCACCAGTTACACCAGTTGCACCAGTTAAACCCTTAGCACCAGTTGAACCAGTTGCACCCGTGTCACCGACTGCGCCAGTGGCACCAGTAGACCCCGTAAAACCAGTAGCACCAATAGAACCAGTCGCACCAGTAGCACCAGTTGAACCACTATGACCAGTTCTTCCAATTGTACCAGTAGCACCAGTTGCACCAGTTAAACCAGTCGCACCAATAACACCAGTAGCGCCAGTAGCACCAGTAGCTCCACTCGCACCAGTCGTACCAGTTGAACCAGTTGAACCAGTAGTACCTTTTGCTCCAGTAGAACCTTTAGGTCCTTTTTTACCCGTAGAACCAGTAGAACCGGTGGAACCAGTAGCACCAGTAGAACCAGTTGCACCAGTAGCACCAGTTGCGCCAGTGGCACCAGTATCACCTATGGCACCAGTGGCACCAGTAGCACCAGTAGCACCAGTAGCACCAGTTGAACCAGTATGACCAGTACTTCCACGACAAATAATAATATCACAACTGCTAGATGAACAACTAGAATGACTAGAACTACATGAACTACTAGAACTTTTGGAATGACAACTACGTAAACTACAACTACTACGATTATGTTTAATTTTACTTAATAATATTTTAGAACTATCTGACCTATGTTTTTTTAAATTAACTTCACTTAATTGATTTAATTCATTATCATCATCTATTATTATTTGATTTGGGTCATTTTCATCTAAAAGAAGTTCAACTTTGTAAATGTCTACAAAATTATTTCCAAAAAAATTTGTAATTTTCAAACATAGTAAACCAGTTTTACGTTCATATTTTTTAATACTTGCCGTAAAATAACTATTACTATCTGTAAAACGAATACATTTTACATTTTGTTTGGAATGATATGGCAAATTTTTTTCAACATAAATAGTTTTAATTTCATCAATATTCAAAGGTAGAGGATTAAATATTTCTAATGTTTGAGTAGAATACATTTTTAACTTTTTAATTTTTACCTTGTTTTTACCCATTTATAATATTGAATTATAAAATATTAAACAGAAATAATGCAATAATAATTTTATATTAGTTTTATATATAATGTTAAAAACAAAAAAAATTCCTCTAAGATACTTACCAAAAAAATTGACGTTAAAAGATAAAAAAAAACAAATTAAAATGCTAAAAAAATCAAGAAAACTATATAAAAAAGGATTGTATTATACAAGAAAAAATTTAAAATCATTCAAATCAAAAAAATCAAATCATATACTAAATGCAAAAAAAATGTATAATGTAACTAAAATTGGAGCAACAGATGAATTATCAAAGAAAACAAAATGTTCTAAAGAATCTTTAGCAAAAATTATAAAAAAAGGTGAAGGTGCATACTACTCATCTGGTTCAAGACCAAATCAAAGTGCTCAGTCTTGGGGAGTTGCACGTTTAGCAAGTTCATTAACTTCCGGTAAAGCTGCTGCAGTTGACTATTCTATACTAGAAAATGGGTGTCAAAAAAATAGTAAAGCGTTAAAGTTGGCAAAAAAGGCAAAACAAAAATATGGATACGGACAACACGGTGTTCCCAAAGTAGCAGTAACATAAAAATAAACATAATTGAAAATAACAAAAATTAAAAAAAAAATAAAATTTAAATTAAATGTAAATGCGTTAAAATTTATATTTTCCACAATAAAAAGTATTTAAAGATTTTTAATCAAAAATATTCATAATGTCAAATTTTACGAAAAATGCAAGTAGTGTAAATACGTCAAATACCAGTGGAAATGTATTAACAATTAAAACAGTACAAATTGCTCCATTTAGAACATTGATGACTGCATTAAAAGATATTTTACTTGAAACAAATATTTCATTTCAATCGGATGGAATTCGTATTATTAATATGGACAAGTCTCATACTATTTTAGCCCATTTATATTTAGCAGCTCAAAATTTTGAATTCTACGAATGTAAGAAAGAAAAAATTATTATTGGTGTAAATATGTTTCATTTATTCAAATTAATAAATTCTATTGATAATGATGATACTTTAACAATATATATTGAAAATGGCGACTATGTTGATGGTATTGTTTCTCACTTAGCACTTAAATTTGAAAATGGTGAAATCAAACAATGTAAAACACAAAAGTTAAGATTAATTGAACCAGAACCAGAAGAACTTGAGTATCCGGATGTAAAATTTTCTTCCGTAATTAATTTACCATCAACTGACTTTCAGAAAATTATTCGCGACTTGTCTTGTATTTCCGATAAATTAGAAATAAAATCAGTTGGAAATGAATTAATATTTAAATGTTCTGGACAATTTGCATCGGCAGAAATTCATCGCGCTGAATCTGATGGTAGTATGGGTTTTATATTAAAACAAGACTCTTCTAAAATTATACAAGGAGAATTTTCATTAAAGAATTTAGGATATTTTATAAAATGCACAAATCTATGTTCTCAAATTGAACTTTATTTAGAGAATGACTTACCACTTGTTGTAAAGTACAATGTCGCTAGTTTAGGTGAAATCAAATTATGTTTATCAAGTTTGCCATCTGTATAATTATTTATGCAAGATATATATAATTTTATCAAATTATATATATAATATGTCAATTACAAACTATACTGGAACCTATCAGAACTATTTAGGATATTTAGGAGCAAAAAAATGCTGTGAACTGCGAGGACTTGGACCAACCGGACCTCGTGGTGCAACTGGACCACCTGGACCAGTTGGTGTTGGTACAAGAGGAAGAGATGGAGTTACCGGAGCAACCGGTGACCCTGGACCACCAGGAACTATGGGACTTTATTGTTGTTATGGTACAGTTACTTATACAAACCAAACAATTACAGCGAGATCACCATTTGAAATAGTTATGCAAGGCAGTACATTACTACCAGATAAAACATATTCTGTAAATATTTCTATTTATTTATACTCATCGTCGGGTGATATAAGTAACCCATATATATCATTTGATTTATCAAATGACCCAGAAGTAGGTGGTGCTCCTTTTTATCCACAAATTTTTGCAAGTAACCGTGGTGAGGTATATTACTTACAGTCATCTGGTGCCACAAGTACTCCTTACGTTTATACTGGTTCGTTAACAGACTATGTATACTATAATCCAACAAGTAACTTACAATCACCAGTTGTAAATGTATATATAGGTCCAACCGACACGAGTACTTTTACAATTAAACTAACAGCAACTATTTTTCCAGTAAGTAGTTAAGTGTATTCACTTTATAATTTGAATTAAAATAATAATAAATATAAAATATTTACTATAATTAAGATGGCGTTTACCAGATTTCATGATGACCCTTGCAGAATTAAAAAACAACTACAACAATCTACTGATGTTGGTAGATGGATACTAAATGTCCCCGGTAATGGCGATCGTCCAGATTATATAGCAAATCCTCAAATACGTATTCAAACATGGGGTGCAAATTTAATGACCAACTGCATAGATTTAGAAAGTGAATTAAGAGGTGTAAATAGACAGTTAAGTAAAGATTGTTTAGGAAAAGACCAGTATCAAAACTATAATGTCCCAACTCAACAAGTTTCGTATCCAATAAATACATCTTTATATACTGAAGAGTCACGAACTATAATGCCAGCGTGGACTGCACGTGACTTAGAACAAGTAAACTGGTACCATTTACCTTTGAACCCACAAGAAAATACTTGTTTTCCTTTTCAAAATAACATAAGCACCAGAATTTTAGAAAAAGATTATTTTGTAGCAAATATTCCTTGTGAAAACAACAATCATTTATTCCCATTACCTTTACAAAATAATAAAGAAACCAAAAATGAAAAAAAATAAAAATAAAGTAAGTATTTTATTGAAAAAATATAATACTTATATATATTAATGGAAATAGCAATACCAATTTTAGCATTAGGAGGACTATATGTTGTATCAAATCAAAAATCAAATAATAAATCCCCAAAAGGAGAACCTACTCAAGAAAAAGAAGAATTTACAAACATGGGTGCAAAACGTAACTATTTACCAAACGTAGATGAGTTGCCGCAAAACTATCCAGTTGTAAACAAAACACAATTAGCAGATACTGTGCAAAACTATCCAAATCCAAACGCGGCAAGTGATAAATATTTTAATCAAAACAACTATGAAAATTTACAAAATAAGGGAGTAAAAGTTGGAAACGAAATTCAAGATATTTATTCATTAACTGGAAACTATGTTGATACTAGTAACTTTAAACATAATAATATGATTCCTTTTTATGGCGCAAAAATTAAAGGACAATTGTACGATGCAAATATTGCTGAAACTATTTTGGATAACATGGCTGGTACTGGTTCTCAAATTATTAAAAAAATAGAACAAGCGCCTTTATTCAAACCACAAGAAAATATGCAATGGCCAAATGGGGCTCCAAATATGAGTGACTTTTATCAATCACGAGTAAACCCGGGAATGAAAATTAGTAACGTAAAACCTTTTGATAGCGAATATGTTGGTCCGGGATTGAACAAAGGTTATACAAGTGAAGGTAGTGGAGGTTATAATGCCGGAATGGAGGCTCGTAATGAGTGGTTGCCTAAAAATGTAGATGAGTTAAGAGTAGCAACAAATCCAAAACTAGAATATTCTTTAGCAAACCATGAAGGACCTTCTTACTCTACTATAAAAAATGTTGGTATTGAAGGTAAAGTTGAGAAATATAGACCAGATACGTTTTATATTCAAACCCAAGATCGTTGGTTAACAACTACTGGACAAGAAAAAGGTCAAATGTTACAACCAGTACAAGAAGTTCACGATACTATGAGAAATGCAACTACTCGGTCCTACACCGGCGTTGCTGCTCCTTCGGAAAAAAACGCGAGTTATATTTCTGGAGAACACGAAGAAACAAAAAGAAAACAACTAAATGCAACTGATGCACCACACTGTACAGCAGTTGGTCGTGGAACTCACGAAGATAGAGACAATAGACAAAATAACTACACAACTTATGTAAATAATAGAACACTTCAAAGACAACCAGATACTATGCGAAGTGGTTTTGGTAGGACAATTGGAGCAGTAATTGCTCCTATAATGGATATAATGAAACCAACTAGAAAAGCAGAATATTCGTCTAATGTCAGAATTTATGGAGACGCTGGTTCAAAAGTATCATCAAATTATGTAAACAATCCAAATGACACTACATCTACAACTATTAAGGAAACAACACTATACTCTCCTAACTTTTACATAAATACTCAAACCGAAGGTGGTGGATACATGGTTGCAGACCAACAAGCAATTACTAACCAACGTGACTCAACAACGTGTAGTTCTATTGGTAACGCTGGCGGTTATTCTTCTCGTTGGGGTGATATGAACTACAGTGCAGCATATATGCAAACAAACAATACAACAAAAGAACCTAGTGTTGTTGCTAGAACAAATCACGGAAATACCCAAGTATACAACCAAACAATGAACTTAAGTGTTGCAAAAATAGATTCTGACAGAGACAATACTCGTATGTGGGTACCAAATAATATGGGATATAAACCAGTTGTAAAAGAAAACTATGGTGTTATTAGAACTCCGCAACAATATGACCAAAGTATAAATTGCGACCGCATCGCTCCAGATTTATTGAATGCATTTAGGGAAAATCCATACACACATAGTCTAACAAATGCCGTATAATATAACAAAAATTTATATATGTTTTTAAGTATAACCAACTTAAAAAATATAATATATATAAATTATAAATGTACAGTTTTCTTGGTTTATTTTTTTTAATGTTTTGTTCTGTTGATAGTTTTAAGTTTACTAACGGTGTTACCAAACCTTTAGGTTACTTTGACCCTCTTGGATTTGCAAAAAACAAACCGCCAAGTGAACTAGTTAAATTGCGTGAAGCAGAATTAAAACACGGAAGATGGGGAATGATATCAGCTGTTGCTATACCGACAACTGAGTTGGTTACTCATGAAAAGGGTATTCATGTTTTAGACAACGTAGATAGTAGTACGTTATCTTTGTTCATAATGTTGGCAGCAGTAGCGGAATTTCGTTCTATGTTGTTAGGTTGGGAAAATCCGTTCATCTATCCATCAAGATATTTTACGATGAAAGAGGACTACCCCGCAGGAGACTTGGGACTTAACCTACCCGTTCCATTCATAGGAAGTAACGAAACATTTATGTCAAATGCTGAACTCAATCATGGAAGACTCGCTATGATTGGTTCATTGGGAATGATCGCTCAAGAACTAGTTACAAACAAACCTATTTTTTAAACCTTTTTACATTTAAATTAGTGAATTGATATAAAAACTATGTAAATAGTATATATATGTTATGAAGGATTTTATACAGAGATTACCAATAGACATTATTTTATACATTATTCCATATACATATAATTTACAAAATAAAAACTTACAGAATGATATTATAAATTATAAAGAAACGCGAAGTTTACTATTGGAATTATATTATAAATATTGGATTATTGAAGCACAAAGCCAAGTTCCAGAAGAAGATAAAAACTGGTTGGTAAATGATATTATTGCGTATGCTAATAATGATAAGGCTACTATGTATGGATATGTTGATAATTTTTACAATATTTTCAAGAGAAATATTTCTTTACAAACAAATGATAGTATAGACAAATACATAATTAATTTATACAAAAAATCGGCAAAAACAAAAATAAATATATTTTTAGGATTATTAACTATTAATGAAAGAAACGATATAATTCAAGACTTTTACAAAAAGTTAAATTAAAAATCGGAGTTTGAAATGTAAAAATGTGTAAAAATAATAATGTACAACAAATAAAAATATTGATTTAGAAAAATGAATATTTTTATTTATTTATTAAAGACAACAAACTTAATAAAATTATATAATAACTGGAATATGAAAAAACTAAAAGTAAATTACATTTATAAAAAATTAAATCCTATACTATTTGATGTTTCTTTGAGAGATGGACTACAAGGGTACTCCAAATATGAACAATCGTTAGTTACACTGGAAACAAAAAAGTTAATATATAGCAACATTTGTTTTTTTCACGAACCTAAAAATATAGAAATTGGGTCAATTGTGAATCCAAAAATTTTACCAGTTATGGCGAATTCTTTGGAGTTGTTTAAAGAACTTTCAATAGAAAAAACTGAGTTAAACCAAACAAACTATTCACCCAACTTATACATGTTGGTTCCTAATAAAAAAGGATGTGATACTGCAATTCAAAATGGAATTACAAACTTTTCTTTTTTAACATCTGCTTCAGAAAGTTTTCAAAAGAAAAATATTAACAAAACAATTCATGAAACAAAGAAAGAATTAAGTGAAATGATAAATGATATAAATATTCAACAGTTTAACAACCCTTCGTGTGACTATAATATGAAACTATATATATCTTGTGTGAATGAATGTCCGATAGAAGGAAAAATAAGTAATGATACTATTATAAATGAAATTATTTACTATAACAAAAATACCAACGTGAATGAATTTTGTTTATCAGATACTTGTGGAACATTACTGTTCAAGGACTACCAATATATTATTGATGAATGTCTGCAACAAAAAATAGACTCTACAAAATTTTCATTACACTTACATACTTCCGAAAATATTGATAACATTCGTGATATTGTTCATTATTCGCTGGATAACAACATTAAAAAATTTGATGTTTCTACAATTGCAACCGGTGGTTGTTCTGTAACAATGGACAAATCAAAATTAAAACCAAATATGAGTTATGAGTTATTGTATAAACTTTTTGATGAATATATTGATAAAAAAGAAGACAAATAAATAATATATATTACGTTCATTATCATATAAATATTTTGACTTTAATAATAATAATCAAAATATTTTAATGTCATTTCAAATTCATGAACCTATAATGGAAAAATTGAATTTCTTTTACAAAACCCATAAAATTCCAAACATTATATTTCACGGTGAATCCGGCAATGGTAAAAAAAGCGTAGTCAACCAGTTTATAAATTTAATATATAATCAAGACAAAGACAGAATCAAAAATTACGTAATGTATGTAAACTGTGCGCACGGTAAAGGTATTAAATTCATTCGCGAAGAATTAAAATTTTTTGCCAAAACTCATATCAACTCAAATGGCGGAGATAATTTCAAAAGTGTCATTTTATTAAACGCAGATAAATTGACGATTGATGCGCAGTCCGCATTGAGACGTTGTATTGAACTGTTTAATCACACTACCCGTTTTTTTATAATTGTAGAAGACAAATATAAACTATTAAAACCGATTTTATCAAGGTTTTGCGAAATTTACATACCAGAACCAGTGATTAATAAAAAAGAAATCAACTTGTATGAACACATTTTGAACAAGACTTTCAATCTAAAAGAAATCAAAAATCAAAAAAATGAATGGTTAAAAAAATTTATAGCGAAAAACATGACGTCTGAACTAACACACGAAAAATTAATAACTCACACAACAAAATTATACGAAAAAGGTTATAGTGGACTAGACTTGGTTGAATATATTGAAAAGAATGAAATAAACAATGTAACCGAAATTAAAAAGTATGAACTACTATTTACTTTCAACAAAATACGCAAAGAATTTAGAAACGAAAAAATATTAATATTATTTATTTTGAATTTTGTTTTTTTGAGTTTAGAATACAATTTAGAAAATATTTCTTTTATGTAATATGGATGACTTTAATGTTTCAAGTTTACACGAATCAAAAAACGAATGGGGTACACGTTTATTAACTATTTTAACTCCGCATATTGTAGACGGGGTAAAATCTATTTTTGATGAAGCATTGAAACTATGTAAAGACAATAATGAAATGGATAAGTACTTGATGACTTTTCAAAATTTTATTACTAGAATTCCACAATGGAATCCTACAATCATTGAAACCGAAAGAAAAAGAATTGTTGAAAAAAGTGGGTGTAACTATTTAGAAGATTTAGTAACATGTGTTCATATAATCCAGTTGAAGTTACTAACAGCAATTAGAGTTGGGCAAAAACAACGAAAAATAGATGTAAGTATTCCAAAAGTTGATGATTTTATTCATAAAGTATACATAAATATTGCAAGAAAAGTTTATAAAAATGTATACTTATTTGAAATAAATATTCCTCCATTACAAATTCAAAAACACTTCCGAGAATTAGAAATTATTGTACAAGAGTGTATATTAAACACTGTTAGAGATAGTATTCCAGTTGAAAGTATTTTACAAGCATATATGGATCAAACAGTTGAGGAAGATGTGGTTGAAGAAGTAAAAGAACAAATTATAGAACAACCTACCAAAAAAGAAGAAGAAACTCAAATTATCAAAGAAGGTGGAAGTATAGAGGAAAAAGGAGAAAAGGTTGAACCAGTTATAAATGAAACTATAGAAAATAAAAGTGAAAATGACTCCCCAAAAACATTGGAAACAACATTTACTGATATTGAAAAGTCTAATCGTTTGTCTTTTAACGACACTGACTATGCAATAGATGAACATAACAACGAACACACTGTAGAAGCACCTAAAGATTTAGACCGTTTAGAACAAATAAGTGTTGAAAGAAATGCACAACGTAAATTAGAAACAGACGATGACGATGGTGATTCTAAGTTAAAAATTATGGACGAAGATGTAAAATTAGATAACCTAGATATTCATAATATAGATGAACCCGAGTTAAACCTAATACCAGATTTATTACTTGATGACATAGAAGTTCTTGTTTAAAAATTAAGTTGTTTTATCTATTATTTTGCGTAAAATAATAAATAACTTTGTTCTATTGTAGTTTAAATCATTATTTGTAATGAGTAATATATTTGTTGTCGCCGCCATTATTTCTATTGTATTTTTTATTGCTAAGTTTATTGAAATGAGATTTATTGAAAAAGAAAATAAACCATTAAAATATTTAATTAGAGACTCTCTTTTAGTTTATTTTAGTGTTATTTGTGGCAATTTTGTGATTGACCAGTTAAAACCAGTAATGGAAGAAGGAGGAGGAAAAGTAGCAACAGAAGTTTTTGTAGATAACCCTAGTTTTTAAAGTATTATTTTGTATACTTAATATAAAATAATATGAATATTCAGAGTGATAGTTCCGATGATGAAGAACAAGATACAAAACAAATATATTTTCCAGATGAACATAAATTATTAACTTCTGATAATTTACTAATTGGTCACCACTATTATGTAATTGAAAATACAACAAATGGGAAACACATACTATATAGAAGACCAAATAATTATTATAGTAGTGGTCCATTTACGTACTATGGAAAATATATTGAAACTTATATGCAACCAAAAATATTACACGACTTAAACAATGAAGTTATATTTATAAATATATACAAGTTTTATGATAAAAATGGCGATTCATTTTCAGATAAAATAAAATATACGAGAGACAACTTTGATAAAAATAATATTGAACTATACCGAAGTAGTAACGTACCAACTTATAAACATAACTACCTATATCTTGATGAAGAAAGTGTAGTTAAAGAGTCCCCTCCACTTGTAGAAGAAGTAAAAATTATAGACAAAACTGCAAGAAACATTCAAATTCCAAGAAATACAAAAGTTATTCCAGTCGCGGAAATATTAGATGAACCATCAAGTGATGAAGAAGAACTATTTACTCGGTTAAGAAAATACTTTGGTGGAAAAAAGAAGAAAAGAAAAACACGACTAAAAAATAAAAAAAGAAAAAAAACACGAAGACGCAAGAGAGAAAACTAACGCCCTGACCAAACTTTTACATAAGGCACTGGAGACTTTTTGTATTTATTTATATAATCCTTATATTGATGATAAGAATATCCCCACCCATATTCGCCATTTCTATACGCGGAAATACTACCGAATAAAGATTTTATTTTTCGTAATTCTCTACACTCTAATGAAATGACAAGACCATAAATTCTTTCAAGACAACAGCGGTCACTGCGACATTTAATTACTTTCAACATATTGAATAAATTATACTTTTTTTGCAAATGGTCTATAAAATTATAACTTATATAACTCTGAACACCAAAACACCCATCCCAATTTTGTTTATGTAGTCCTAAGGTTTCATATTTGGTGTCATTAAGTTGTCGCAGTTGTTTAACTACTTCATAATTATTTTTTAAATAATAACTAATTTCCAACGACCTTGTATAATTTTCTTCTTTACAATGAGAGAAATGCCATAGTGGAACTACCTTAAAATTTTTTAAACTATCAAAATTAATTTTTCTATGTATAAAAACACTATCGTGGATTATTATTGCATTTTCAAAAAAATGGTGTTTGTGAAAATAATAATATGGTAACAACTCTCCCCTTTGAGGAAATTCTGACTGTATATATTCTATATTTTTATATTCAAAATCAGCTTTTACAAAATCTTTATTACTATTGTCGTCAATCACTACTATTTTTCGCATAGGATAAAGTCTACGAATACATCTTACACATTCATTCCAGTATTCATTTGTTAATTCTGAATTCACGTGTCTTAATATTATAAATCCATAACTCATTTATTATATTATAATTCATATATAAAATAATAATTATAAAGTTGCATAAATAAATTTTATTTTTCATAAAAATATGGTATTTCATCAATATTGATTATATTTTCGTTTTTTGGAACAGTTTTTACATTGTACTTGTCAAACTCTTTTCGTTCTAACTGCGCTTGTGGTGTATGGTTATGAACATAACGAGCAATCATCTTATATAACTTAAAATCTGGATATCTCTCTTGACCATTATTTTTATATAGTATATTGATTCCATTATCATCTAAACACCATTCTACGATTAGTCTCACTAATGGTGTACACTCGTCAAAGTCCGAAATCTGGTCCATATCTTCAATTATATAATCAAAAATGGAACAAGCTAGTCTACATAAATCAAAACTATAATTAGGTTCTAATCTTGGTTTTTTACTATTAAAATATGGTTCAATGTTGTACTGTGTTGCAGCATCTTCTCCATTTTTAAAACAGTCACTACAAAATTGTTTGTTTCCATATCTATAAATACCGCGTCCAAAGTCTATTACCTTATAAATTCTTCCATAAGTTGGAACTTTATAGTACGTACCATTATAACAATAATATAAATGTTTTTTTTCTGTTGGATTGTACATTATATTGTTTGTATGTAAATCATTATGTGTGAAAGAAAATGCTTTTTGATATGTTATTAGGGTCATTATTACTTGCATTAATGCCGAAAATATTTCGTCTTCACTCAGTTCATCATTACAAATTAAATCATCCAACGTATTTTCACATTTTTCCATACAAATAACTTGAATGGGTAACTTTTCCAATGTAACATCTACTCGTTCTTCTTCAGATTCACTACTGCCCGATGATTCATTTTCATCTGAATAACTATCATTTTCCGAATCATTGTAACTTTTTTTTTGAATAATATTATCTTTTGAAGAAGACGCAGATGAAACAACTTCTATTATTTCATCATTTGATGTGTGCGATGTTCTTGAAGAACAAGATGAACCACTTGATGCATTAGATTTAATAGTACTACTTATTTTGGGTACTTCACTACCTAGTTCTTCATTTTTCAAAGGAGATTGTAATTCCGATAATTCTATTGAAAATTCTTTTAAATTATCCAACGAGAAATGTTGCGTTTCATTTTCGTCACATTTTTCAACTGTTTCATTATCTTCAAAAATATCATCAAATAACTCGTTTTGTATAGATTTTAATGACAAACTTAATGGGTTAACCTCTTGGTCTACTATTCTAATTGGTGGTTTTTTATGGTATTCGTCTTTCAATAAAAAATTATAGTCTTCCACTTGAAACAGTACATTCTTATTTTTATTAAAATAGTCTGACTTGCATATAAAATCCAAATCATCTACTATGTTAAATACAAATTTTTGTTTAACTGCTAAAAAAGAACCATAAAAGTCAAGACCATGTTCAAATTTGTAAAGTTTATTCAACTGTGAAGTGAAAAATGTAAATAAACTATCAACATACGCTGTATTGTTTTGGTCCAAGATTTTTTCGTGGACTTCTTTACTTGTTGAATCAAACTTTGGTAAACTGTATAATGATGTATTATGTATATCATACTTTCCGATTATCATTTTAAACGGGTCTAGTAGTGGTGCCATTTTGAAAAAAATATTTTTCGTTTTTGTTTTTTCTGTCTTGTTATGTTTCAATTCACACTTGTATAAATTATAATCAACTTGTTTTAACACTTTAGTAATATACCATTCGTGGTTTAAGTTTATTGAATTATAATTTGTTTCATTTAGAGCAAAAAATTTATTATAAATAGGAACATAATTTTGAATATCAGAAATATTCGTCAAGTCTTCATCTTGAAAACTCTTAAATAGTTCACCGTTTTTCCTTTTTTCATAACTTACATTCAAATGATTCATTGTCATATTAAATATAATTATACTCTATATCTATTTTTCTTTAATTTGAACTCAAATAAATTGATTTTTCTAAAATACAAATTAAAATGCGTAATTTATTTTAAACATTTTTTCTTAATTATAATAAAATATGACTTTAGAACTAAAAAAATTTGACATGAAAACCATCAGTTTCAAACCCAATGAGTCTAAAGGACCGGTAGTTGTTTTAATTGGAAGAAGAGATACCGGGAAAAGTTTTCTTGTTCGTGACCTTCTTTATTATCATCAAGACATTCCTATTGGTGTTGTTGTTGCTGGAACTGAAGAAGGTAACGGTTTCTACGGAAAATTAGTACCCAAACTTTTTATTCACAATGAATACAATACTGCAATCATTGAAAATATTTTGAAACGACAAAAATCTGTTTTGAAACAAATCAAAAAAGAAATTGAAACTTTTAAAAGGTCTACTATTGACCCTCGCGCTTTTGTAATTTTAGATGACTGTTTGTATGACGGTACTTGGACTCGTGACAAAATGATGCGGTTATTGTTCATGAATGGTAGACATTGGAAGATAATGTTAATCATTACTATGCAGTATCCATTAGGAATACCTCCAACTCTCCGCACCAATATAGATTATGTTTTTATATTAAGAGAACCGTATATTGCAAATCGTAAAAGAATATACGATAACTACGCCGGAATGTTTCCCACATTTGAGTCTTTTTGTCAAGTTATGGACCAATGCACTGAAAATTACGAATGTTTAGTGATAAATAATAACTCAAAATCCAACAGATTACACGACCAAGTGATGTGGTACAAGGCAGACAGTCATAACGATTTTAAACTAGGTAGTAAAGAATTCTGGGATTTATCAAAAGATATGCATTCTGATGAAGAAGACGAAAAATATGACCCTAATAATGTTAAGAAAAGAGGACAAGGACCTAAAATTAGCGTGAAGAAAACCAAGTGGTAACTTTCTTGTTTTTGTTTTTAATAATTAAAAGCAAGTTAAACAACTTAAAGAGATATATCTAGTATACACTATAAGTATGCAATCACTTGATATTGTTAATTTGATTGAGTCTAATCCAATAACAAAACTCACTAATGACTACAACAACAAATTATTAATGAAAATAAAAGAAAACTTCACAGAAACAGAACAACAATTATTTATTTCTTCTTTTTATTGTTATTTAAATTATAATTCAACAACAGATTTTATTATTGATTTAGATAATATATGGAAATGGATAGGTTTTCAACAAAAGGTTAAAGCAAAAACATTATTGGAAAAAAATTTTATTATTAATACTGACTATAAAATATTGCTTTCCCAACTGGGAAAGCAAGAATCTAGTGAAGAAAAAAAACACGGTGGTCATAATAAAGAAACAATTATGCTTACAATAAAAACCTTTAAATTATTTTGTATAAAAGCAGAAACAAAAAAAGCAAAAGAAATTCACGAATATTTTGTGAAATTAGAAGAAATATTACAACAAACTATACAAGAGGAAAGTGACGAATTAAAAAAACAACTTAGCGAAAAAAATGAACAACTATCAATAAAAGAAAAAGAATTGGAAGAAAATAAAAAAATGTTGGAAGAAACTGAAAAAATAATCAAGTGTAACGAAATTCCAACAATTTATATTTTCAATATTGACACCACAAGGGAAACCCCAGAGTTAAAAATTGGTGTTACACATAATGTATCAAAAAGAATCAAACCATACAAGCAAATATGTAAACATGGTAAATTAGAATTTACGCATACTGTTGAAAATACAAACCTAAAAAATATGGAATATTACATACATTCATTATTATCGTTTTCTAGAGTAAAAGATGAGGTTTTTCAAATAGATGTTGAACAAGCAAAATTAATTATATTAAATGTAATTAATTTATTTGAGACAGTCAGTATAACAAATAATTCAGAAAAAGTATTGAAATTAAATCAGTTACTTGAAAAAACAAAACATGAAATAAAAATTTCAACGGCTGAAATCGCGTGTCAAACAGATTTTCATGAAAATGTACCAGAAACAACACCTTTGTTGTTTTATGACACTAATATCAAAGATAATTTCAATCAATTTATAAATGAAATGTGTATTGTTAGAAATGATGTAGAAGCTTCAAGCAAAGATATTGAAGGTCTATATCGTTTATGGAATAAAGAGAAACCTAAAAAAGAAACATTTCATGCGTTTAAACATTATTTGGACACCCGTTTCAAACCATGTAGATTAGAAAAACAGGATAAAAATCATGTTGTTTATGGATATAAGGGTGTTTCATTAAAAGAAATTGAATATAAAAAAAAAGTGGTTCAAAGTGACGCTCAAACATTTATTTTTCAAGTATGTAAATTTTCACCAAGTGGAACAATTTTAAATACCACTTTATTAGAAGAATATCAAAAATGGAAACAAAGTGTATCTAAAGAAATCAACGGAAATGAAGCGAATGAAATT